ATCATTAATCACTGGATAGAGTCGGTCTTCGCCAATTGTTTCAACGTCAAACGCAAATTCTTTGACGGTTAGATAGTGCTCTACAAATTCTTGGAGCTGTTCTTGCGTTGTAATTATGTTCATTTTACCCTCGTAAAAGATTGGTGGGTGGAGGACCAACAGAATTGGCCCTCCACCCATGTGAGTGAGATTTACCTGTTAACTAGTGATCGAGCGATTTGAAGAAGCTCTGCACGAGGAGTTTCGTAAACCGCAGTGCTGTCGTACAATGTTGCCGACGCTACGAGTTCATCCACTGTCTCAGGATTCAATTCCCACTCTTCAGCAAGGTCGGCTGGCTTGACACGGTCGAGGGTGTACTGTGTCTGAGGGCCCGATCCTTGACGTGAGATTGACCAGTAGTACTTGGTTAGAGGGCCACGACGTGGGTCGTCGTTAGCCGCCTTCAACTGACGTGCCAAGGTTGGCGGTGCAGTTAGAACCTGTACTGATGGCTCCTCTTCTGAAAGAGCAAGTACATTAAATGCAAATTTGCCACGAGCCTTCTCGTCTGCAATAGTGCATAGTGGGCAGTCGTCACCTAGACATACAAATGATTTCTTGCCTTCACGCTCTACCCAGTGTGACTGATAGACCATAAATGGCTCATCCTGTAGAAAACGGACTAGCTGCTGCTGCTCGCCAAACTTGAAGTCGATTGCATAATCGGTTTCCTTCTTTGGCTTTAGTAGTGCGTTGGCGGCTTCCCATCCGGCCTGGATGGTGGTGCCGTGCTTTGGTGTTGCTGTTGCGTCGTCGCTGATCATGTAGTCATCGACGTCTACTGCTGGCTTGTTAATTGCCATGGTATTTATCCTTTGGTTATGAGGCTTTCGCTCTCGGTCGGGTATTTCGGTTATGAGAGTTTAACTATTTCGTATCTCTGCACGAAGTTAATAACTAACTCTCTGTTTCATTATACACAAGTTTTTTCCACCTCTGCTGAAGTGTTTCTATGAGGTGCTTGTGCTGGTTCCACTCTACACGAGAAGAACCTAGTAGCCCACGTTTTTGGAATTCTTCAATAGCAATTTCGATCATCTCTTTCGTGTAAACACGGTTTCCTTGAACTTTTTTGCCATTCAAATTCTTTGAACGTAGCCTGTATGGAGCAGCTGGGATAAAACCTTTTTTCTCCCAGTACCTAACTGTTACTACTTGCTTCTCTAAAGCTTGCGCTAAAGAAGAAATAGTAAACAGCTCTGTTTCCACTCCACGAACAAGTTTTATGATTGGTTCTGAATCCCAACCATTTGACTCTCCAAGAATTCTAGCACGCTTTTTCTTAGCCTTTTCAGAGGGCTCTCGGCGCTTTTGTTTAGAACCGGGCGCACGATCAAGTCCCTCAAATGCTTTGAGGATCTCAGCTTCACTACGCAATCCGGCCATATCTACTTCTTCTTGGTCATCAATGCCCAGACAATTTTAGCTGGGTACATTCTGTCAATTTCATCTTCGCTAAGTTTACCTTCGTAATGAGCTGCCATAAGAGCATCTTCATCTACTACACGAATAGTCTTGTACAGTTCATCCGCAAGGTTGTTAGCTTCAATGATTTCTTCTGCAATAACCTCATCAATTTTTCTTGTGACTCGGCGTTGCTTTTCTACGGTTCTAATGCCACCAATTTCTGTTGGTAGCGATAAAAACAAGTTTCCATTGCTGTCTTCTTCTCCGGATTCTTCAATTTGAGAAAAAATCTTTTCACGAAGTTCTTTTTGTCGAATTTCCATAGAAGCTAGCACCTCTTTTACTTTGAGGTACTCAGTTACTTGTGATGTTAGGTCATTTGGGTTTGAGAAACGACCTTCTTCTTCAATTAGTTTTGCCATTTTACCCTCCTACAGGTTTACTTGTTTGTGACTAGTCTACGCTTAATTGCGTCGAACATCTTTGGGCGCTTCTTAAACGCCTTCTCGTTTTTGCGGTCTGAGTTACCGCCCTTTGCAGCTGGTGCAGGTCCTTTACCTTTAGCCATTACGTAGCTCCTTTACCTTCTTCTTAAGCTTCTTGACATCTTTCTTTAACTGCTCGATGTCTTGGATATTCCGAACCTCGGCGTTTCGCTTAATTGATGCCCACATTTCTTCGTTCTTTACACGGGTGATTTCCGCTTGGTGTTTCTTTTTGCTAATCCACATGTTGTGCTCCTAAATTAACTTGTTGGTTAGAAAGTTTATCAGACTTCCTACAGTTAGGTCAATACCGCCTTTGCTATTGATCCCGGACCCATCGAGAATTGCTGAGGCAACGCTTTTTTTCTGCTGTAGCGTGTCGTACTGCCTCTTCTCAATTGAATCTTGTATAAGTATATCCTGAATAGTTATGGTTGGCCATTCACTGGATGTGCGGTTAATTCTACCATTCCTTTGCACTGCTAGTCCAGCACTCCATGGCTGGTCATAGTTTACAAGGAGGTTTGCTTGAGGTAAGTCAACACCATAACCACCAGCGTCACTACTAACCAGAACACGGCAAGTTTGGCTTTGCTGGAAAGTGGTTTTCGCTGCTTCTTTTTCTTTAGCATTCATCTCTCCTGTATAAGCAACGGCTTCATAACCGGCTTCTTTTAATCTTGTAACAATCTTATCAACTGATCCTAGGTAAGAAGAAAAAATTACTGCCTTGTAAGTTTCCGCTATGTCTAGGTGGTCTTTTAAGTAACTAATAGTTGCGTCTAGTTTTGGCGTTTTAGTTAGCCCATCAAGTCTATCACCAAGTGAGTTAACGTATGAGCTGCCTTTACCTGTTTGCTTTGAAAAATCAAGTGCACTCTGCACTAAAAGTGCCGGATTCGAACATAGCATTCGTAGTGCGGTGATCCTAGACATTACTTGCCCACGCAGTTCATTAGCTGGATCATTGGCGTCATACGCTTGGCCATAGTGCGCTGCGATGCTAAAGTTTGAACCAAACAAACTGCTGGCTTCAATCAATAAGTCATAAAGATCTTTGGCAATGTAGTCATACAAGACCTTTGACTGTCTGTCCATCTTTACCAGAAGTGGCTCACGGTAGACCGCATCTGGAAGATAGGGTTTGACATCTTCGTCTGTTTGCGATTTACGTACAGTTGACTCTTGTATCTTTTGGTGTAACAATGGTATGTTCCTGTAACGCTGAACTCCACCAAAATGATTGCGTACAATAAACGTTTTGTCGAATAAATCAAAACGCCCCAGCACACCTGAGTCAACAAACTGCATGATAGAAAAGATCTCTTCAGGTCTACCGTTTTCAATTGGCGTACCTGTCAATGCATACCGAATAGGAATGCTTTTTGAAAGTTCTTTTACTTTCTTAGCTCGTTTTGCTCTGAAACCTTTGATGGCCGTAGCTTCATCACAAATGATCGCATCAAAGTCAAACCCTTTAATAGTATTCCAGTCATTAACAACCTGCTCGTAGTTCATAATTACATAGTCGTGCGATTCAGCTTCTGCATACTGTTTTGAACGTTGGTTGGGAGTGCCGTCTATAACAAGGGCAGAAGAGTCGCTAAATTTTTCTATTTCTTTTTTCCACTGATATTTCAGGGAAGCTAGACACAGTACTAAAACTGTTCTATTAATCTTACCACAATCCCGGAAGTCTTCGATTGCAGCAATAGTCATGGGAGTTTTGCCTAGGCCCATTTCATAGGCTACAAGAATTTTTTGCTCTTGCACCATCTTGGTGACTGCTTCAACCTGGTATGGCTTGAGCGTCCCCTTGAACATAGGCTTGTTCTCCAAAAATCGATGACACGGCGTTTTCCACACCCCAGCGAATTTCTTCGTCAGTCATGTCACCAGGATCTTTTTTATTACTACTACCATAGTTGAAAAAGAACAAATTTAAACCGTATTTGCGGCCATAAGTCAGCATTTCTTTGCTTGCTTTGCGCCCGGCTGTGTCAATATTTGGGTTATCAAATGCGACAATAATTTTGCTTGAGTAACGTAAAAGCTTTACCTGTTCTTCGGATGGCGAAGATCCGCAGATAGCCACTGCTCCAGTAATACCAGCAGAGTGAACCCTGAGACAATCAAGGGGAGACTCAACAACAACAACCATACGTTCATTCTGTGTTCCTATTCCAAATAGTGTTTTTGATTTAGTTAGTCCTACTGGGCGGTTCTTAAAGGTGCGCTCGACGGTGCCTTTTTCCTGCCATCCGATCAAGGTGTTTGTTTCCGGCTCACGCAGCGGAAGTATCCATGTACGGCTTTGTGCGTCCCACAGAACGCCGTAAGTCTCTGCTGCCTCTGCTGATACCAAACGACCCTCCAAGGCGTCTGCAGGAGGCTCTACAAAGACTGCCAGACGTGCTTCTGACATGGTCAGTGGGGCAGGCG